GGGGTGTTGTGCACGAATGGCGGGGTTCTATACACGAACGGCACAACGATTCAAAAGTTCATGCCGGGAGAAGCCCCCGCCGGGTGGACGCGGCATTTCGATCCGAAAGCAAGAAAGCCCGGCATCGGCCGCGGAACCAAGGGACGGAACTGGTATCATAACCCAGTAAACCCCATTGAAAAACGCTCTTTCCTACCCGAAGAACAGATACCGCAGGGATGGGAGAGAGGTCAGGGACGGAAGCAGAAGGTTGATTGTTACTGGTACAATGACGGGACCGAGGAAGGGCAGTTTGCAATAGGAAACGAGCCCGTGGGCTGGGTGCGCGGAAGAACCAAGGGAATATGCGCCAGTAGAAAACATCGTCCTTGACATTCAAGTGGCGATGACGTATAATTAGAGGCGTAGTCGAGGAAGTTGTTTGGGCGTTGTTTGGACGCGGCTGCGATGCCGCCACCTCCACCACAAAACATTACGGGGGTGCCAAGATTCGACAGACGATGTTGCGGGCAATGGAGGCTTCCGTCAAGCACTGACGTAAATCAGAGCAAACACAATAACTGGCGAACAGCTAGCTATGGCTGCCTAAGGGCAACCCGGGGGTGCTGGCAACCCCTGTCAAAGAAACCAGCATCCTTCCTTTCGTTATGAGGTTATAATGTCCTTTTCTCCAAGCAACTCCGAAACATTCGCCAAGCATATTGAGCAGTGCGTTCATGAGAAGCACATGTCGTATCTCGATGCGATCATCTTCTTCTGTGAAGAGCGCCACTTGGAACCTGAGGCCATTGTTCCCTATCTCAACGACAAGATCAAGACTGAGATAGCCCGCGAAGCACAGTCCATCCACCTGCTCAAAAAGCGCAACGAGCTTCCCTTCTAACCATGAACTACCGTCCTATCACTGACGTGTGGATTCTGGGTCGCCCGAAGGTGAAGTATTACGGAGCGTTCCCCAACGGGTTCCTGCATCGTGCGCGTCATCTCCTAGGCGTCAGCATCGATGATCCAATCCTTCATGTCTGCTGTGGAAAGGTCCGCGAGTATCCTTGTCGTGGTTTCGGACCGAACGACAAGACGCTGGACTTGAACCCAGACGTGAATCCGGACTACTTGCAGGACGCACGCCTCCCGTATCCGTTGCTCAACGGAGAGCCATGGGCAGGCATCCTCATTGACCGTCCATACAGTGAGGATGACGCAGACCATTATCCGCCGGGACGCACGAAGCTTCCGACGGCAAATCAACTTGTGAAGAACGGAATCGCGGCGGTCGCGATTGGTGGGAAAGTCGGCATCCTTGATTATGTTTGGCCTCAGCCTCCGAAAAACGCTGTTGAGCAGGCTCTCGTCGGCGTTGCTATGGGACGTAACAATCGCGCACGCTGGTACACCGTGTTTGAGAGACGGACATGACCATGCGCATCATCTACATCCTTGCAGGAAATTCGGGTGAAGCAGCAGTCTGGGCGCGAACGTGGCAGCCCGGAATGAACCTCAGTCAAGTCCGGTACATTGCGCAGTCGCACTCGTTGTGCGGATTGCTGGAACCTGAGTTCGTTGTCCTTCCGGGGTTCTGGAAACGCACAGACGCGCACGATATCTGGACGGTGCTGCAAGCAGCGTGGGCAGGTTCAAAGTTCCCGTATCAGTATGACGGGACGGAGCCAGCATGGGCGCTTCCTAAGCCCCCTGTGCAGACGGTCGCTCCACCGCCTCAGGTTGTGATGCCTGCTCCGCCGCCGACGCCACCTCCTGCAAGCCCTGTAACGCAAGCGGTGAACGATAACGTAGTGGACATTGATACGTCCCTGCGACCACGGGACGTGATTAAGAAAGTGAACAAGCGGTTCAAGAAGATACAATGACAGCGGACACGGTTTTCAAGCAGTATCGAGCCCACAAATTCTTTTACGGCGGAAAGTATGACATCCGGCGTTACCACGGGAACCTGAAGTGCCCGCCGCTCATCAACCAACCCGACCGTCGCTATTACTACCGCATCTCCACGAAGCTTGCTGACGAGCAGGTGAACGGACTCTTCACCATCGGACTCTTCTACAACCCGAAAGCGCACATCTCTGAGCTTTGCACTCCGGCAGCACTGGATGCCGGCATCAAGTGGTCTGCACGTCCGGAGAACGGACGCCATCTGCTGGAAGCGGAGCTTTACGCACTCAGCAAGACGCTCAAGAAGGTAGACATCCTCGACTGGCTCTACGGTGACTCTGCCATGCCGCCGTGCTTGCAGTCCGTCATTGCGGGGGAACTCCAACCAGACGTTGCGGCGCTACTCCTGCTCATCCCGCAAGCGCACCTCGACTATCACTGGACGCAACATTGGGACAAGCGAGTAGAGAGCATGCTGGGTCTCGGTCCCGGCCCGTGGATTGACCGGCTCAAGAAACTCGACCAGCTTGTCTACATGTATCGACCCGGCTGGCGCACGATGACACACGAACTGGCAAAGGCATTCTGGGCGGCAATGCGGTATAATTCCCTTGCGCCGAAGGCGACTACGCAAAACATTGAGCTTTTTTGAGGGGCTAACCCATTGATTCTAAAGGAAATATAGTTGGCGATTTCACTTGACATTCTCGTGGTAGGCTGTTATAATTGTCTTGTAAGTCGGGACCCTGATAGTTCGCCGCTAGAAAGAACCGCTCATTAGTTCCTTCCGGTAGACTTCAATCCCCAAGGTACATCATGTTCGTCGTGGCACAGAAGCACAACGCTATCCTCGCAGACCTCCGGTCCAAGTTCGGTGACACGGTCACTCGCAAACAACTCAAATCATTCTGTCAAGAGACAGGGACGAAGTGGACCTCCACTTGGTTCATTCGCAGGGAGCAGAGCCGGCGTGTAGGACGAGGGTCCTACTCGCTTGCGGCACTCCCCGTGCCGGTAAGCATTCCTGCGACAGTAAAAGTGACCCGCAAGGAGCGCCGGCCACAGCCGGTTCCCGCTAACACTCTTTGCATTAACCCCGACTTTGTAAGTTCTGCCCGGGATTACCGTTCTCGGTACACCCGAGACGAGTTGGCGGAATTGGCGCTCAGTTTCCTAGAACACGAAGGCTCGCGCAGTATGCTCATCGGTCAATGTGTCGAAAAGGACTGGGCGCGTTTCCTCGGTCACATTGATGTGGAAGATAGGGGGAAGCCGACGGCATTGGCCGCCCGCGTTGACCGTATTCATCATTACGAGGGTCGTGACTGGCAAGTGCAAGTGAAGGAATTGTCCCCCCAGAATTTGCGGCAAGGCGGGGGCATCAAGTGCAGCATGGGTATGCGGGACCAAGCGGACCGCAAGTGTTTAGATGGCTCTGTTATTCGGACTACGCATTATCCCTTCGGCTCTTTCCAAATTGCGGCCGTTCCCGCGCTATTCGTGACTGGACATGACCATACATGGTTCCTGATTGCGGAGTGGAACTTGCAAGACAACACTTCAGCGCGACGCAACGGCGTCAGCCGTCAGATAATTAAGCCGCAGCAAGAAATTGTGCTGAACACGAATGGTGGGAAGTGGCACCTCGTTACGAATCGCGAATCCTTCGACACCTTCATGAGCGAGGTCATCAGGGAATTCGACGACAACCCCTACAAAAAGTGGGAACGTGATGGTGCAATCTAAGGCACAGAAGCATCCGGCGAAATTCACCAAGACAATTATGGGGGTGTTGCAAGACATCACCATCTCCGGCCGCATACTAGACCCGTTTGCGGGAACGGGACGCATCCATCAACTTGCAGAAGACGTAACCACACCTAGGTCTACTTGGGGCGTGGAAATCGAACCGGAGTGGGCGACCCTGCACCCTCGCACAATCGTCGGCAACGCATTGTGTTTGCCGTTTTGTGATGCTTCCTTCGACGCCATAGTTACCAGTTGCACATATGGCAACCGACTTGCAGACCATCACAATGCTAAAGACGGCAGCCTCCGTCACTCCTACACGCACACACTAGGGCGAAAACTCCATCCCGAAAATAGCGGCGCACTCCATTGGGGAGATGAGTATCGCTCCTTCCACGTCACTGCTTGGAAGGAAGTTGCTAGAGTGCTTCGGGTTGATGGTCAGTTCGTCTTGAACATCAAAGACCATGTTCGACGCAAGGAAGTGCAGCCTGTTTCCGAATGGCATAAACAGACCATTCTTTCGCTCGGTTTTACCTTGACGCAGGAAATACAAGTGAAGGTACCCAGCCTTCGTTATGGCGCAAACCGGGAACGGACGGCATACGAGTGGGTTTACGACTTCCGCAAAAATTGATGGAAATGAACGAAATACAGCACTGCGACTGCTTCACTGGATTGGGAAAACTCCCAAATGAATCGGTAGACTGTATTGTTACTTCCCGTGGGCACAGTAGATTCAACCCAGAGAACAACCGACTCCGGCTCACCAGCGAGAACATGATGACCGAGGAAGAAATGGGAGCAGCGTTAGTGGCGTATGCCAAGGCGAGAGAAGTGGCGGCTAAAAGTGAGGACCAAAAGTAACAATGGACATTTCGTTCACCAACTTGACCAAGGCTCTTCCCCGCAAAATCATCCGCTGCATTTTCTGCGGTCAACCCTGTGAGTATGTTAGGGAAGAACCTGACTTCTTGGTCGGCCGGGCGCAAGTCTACCGATGCACCGAGTGTGGACGGGAAACGCGGAAACGGTGAAGAACGAGATGAACGGCAAACGAGTCGCAGTGGAAGTCGGCAATCCCCCCTATCAACCACCTATGAAATCTTTTGGTGGCTCTGGAACGGGAAAACGTTTGTGGGACCGTTTCTTGACGGACGCACTCGACCGCGTGGAAGACGGCGGCTGGCTTGTCTACATGCACCCGTCCGGCTGGCGCAAGCCGGATTCGGAACTGTACCACCGCATGATTACCGAAGGGCATTTCAAGTCCATTCGGATGCTGTCGAAGCAGGAATCAAAAAACATCATGGGCGTGTCGATTGCGGTCGATGCGTATGTGTGGCAAAAGGGCACAACGGGGAAGACGACCGTGACGGATACGCGCGGCGTCAAGACGACGTGGAATCTCCCGAAAGACTGGCCGTATTTTCTTCCTAACTACAACTTACGGGAAATCTACGACGCTAAATTGTTCGATGGGCGTGACCCGGCGAGAGTGATATTCAGTGTGACTTTGTTCGGTACGTATGGAGTTCGTAGAGAACACATCTCCAAAACAAAATCTACAAAATTCAAATATCCCGTTATCCATGCCGTGCGAAAATCTGATATCGGGTATGTGTGGTCTAGCCGCAATACAGACAAGCACGGAAGCAAACAACATTTTGGCGTTCCCAAAGTCATCATTGGGGATAATGACCAAGTGAAACAGGCTATTGATGATTTTGATGGGAAATATGCATGCAGTCAACATGCTATAGGTTTGCCGACTGCGGGTCTCGGAATCAAAGCGAGAACCAAACTCGTCAATGCGTTGACGAGCACGAAGTTTAACGACTTCCTCTTGGCGTGCCGTTGGAGCACCCACCAAATTGACTGGCGATTGTTCCAATACCTGCGCCCCGACTGGTACGAAGGATTCCTTGACAATGACACGTTCTAAAGAGCGCATCCGTCTCACGGGTGAAGTCTTCACACCATCGGAGTTGGTGGAATTCATGCTCGACCAACTTCCCGACGAGCAGTGGCGAAATCCCGAACGAACGTTTCTAGATAAGTCCTGTGGTGACGGTAACTTCCTTGTTGCCGTTGTTCGTCGCAAGCTCCTACACGGTTCTACACCCCTGCAAGCTCTCAGCACCACGTATGGCGTTGAGTTGATGCCGGACAACGTAGCAGAGTGCAAGCGCAGACTGTTGGAGATTGTCGGAGATTGCCAACAACACCGCGAAGTCGTTGACCATAATATCGTTTGTCACGATGCGTTGACGTTTGACTATTGGGCGCCAACACTCTGGTAGCGCACCAAAGACCAAGAGAATTGAGTCACTTTTCTCTTGACATCTAAATAGAAAAGTGCGATAATCATTGGAAGTTGATGAGTTGATCATTCGATACAACACATCCCATACACCAACAAAGGATACGAAACACATGGCAAGCAACTTCAGTTCACTCCGCAGTTCCCGCAAGTCTCTCCTAGACAAGCTCACCGAGGAAGTCAAGAAGGACAGTCAGAAGGGTGGTCAGGACGACCGCTTCTGGAAGCTCTCCGTCGACCAGAAGACCGGCATCGGCTACGCGGTTCTGCGTTTCCTTCCGGCACCCAAGAACGAGGAAATCCCGTGGGTGCGCGTGTTCTCGCACGCATTTCAGGGTGAGGGTGGTGGCTGGTTCATCGAGAACTGCCCGACCACACTCGGCAATCGTCCCTGCCCCGTTTGCAAGAGCAACAACAAGCTGTGGAATTCCGGCATCGACGCCAACAAGAACGTGGCGCGTGACCGAAAGCGCAAGCTTCAGTTCATCTCCAACGTACTCGTGGTGAGCGACCCCGCACATCCGGAGAACGAGGGCAAGGTGTTCCTGTTCAAGTACGGCAAGAAGATCCATGACAAGATTATGGAGCTTATCGAGCCGCAGTTCCCCGACCAGACCCCAACCAACCCGTTCGATATGTGGGAAGGTGCCGACTTCAAGCTGAAGGCAGCGAAGAAGGACGGCTACCAGAACTACGACCGGTCGGAGTGGTGCGCTGCTGCCGAGCTACTTCCTGGCGACGATGAGGCAAAGGAATCTCTGTGGGATTCAGAGCATTCACTGACTCAGTTCGTGGCGGAGAAGGAATTCAAGTCCTATGAGGAACTTGAAGCTCGGTTCACGAAGGTCATGAGCGATTCTCCGGACGCACCTGCGACGGCAGAGGATGCCATGAAGCAGACCAAGTCTCCGTCTCCAAAGGAAGCAATGGAGGCTGCGAAGGCGGCCGCCGCGGCTGAGGAAGAGGAAGACAAGAAGCCGAAGCGTCCTACGCCGAAGTCAATTCCCGGCGCGAAGCCCAAGGTGGCGGCAAAGAAGGAGCCGGAGCCTGAGGCGACCGTTGAGGATGACGAGATTCAGAACTTCTTCAAGGGATTTGGAGAGGACGAGTAACACAGGTTTGGCGTAAATTCAAGGGGCGCGATACCAATCGCGCCCTTCTTTTTGTACGCATCTTTCGCCCTAAAAGCGAAAGTCCGCGTAGGTGTCGATCCTAGCGCGGACTTTGGGGAACGATGCGAGGACTAGCCACCCATCGGAACGTTGCGCATTTGAGCGGCTGCGAGGGATACATCGGGGTTTCGCGTGTTCATTGGGACAACGACTGTATGCGTCCCCCCGTTTTGGACGTTGTTGACGAGCGTTGTGCTGGGCGCGTTGACGATGGCTGTGCCGCTGCTGGCACCTGAGGCGCCCGGAACATTCAGAGCGTTGACGGAACGGGCAGGTGCAGGAGTTCCACTAGCTAGAACAGCTTGAAATTGCGCGTGAGTTGTTCCAACTGGTTGACCGTAAGCACTTCGGTTATTGGAATCTTCTGCGACAGACGCCCATGTACCGGCGACTCTCTTTTGAAATTCTGCGGCACTGATTTTTCCCGCCTCATAAAGACCCGCGCCAGAGTTATTAAGTAAGAGTTCACCAAGCTTGTTTTGCACTTCTGGAGTAAACTTATCATCGGGGCCCAGACCCAATTTTCCGGCGAGGCCTTGCGGTTTATCGGGTGTACCGTTGCCGAAGAGTGTTGGGCGAATAATTTGGAACTTTCCGACCGCGGATGAACCTTTATTTGCAGCGACCCCCTCCAACTTTCCCTTTGAACGTTGAATCAACTCTCCTTGAAGCTTATAGATTTCACGCATCGTCATATTGGTGATGGGTTTTGTTTTCTCTTCTGCTATCCCCCCGGGCCGAAACACACCATTACCCAGCGTCGTGTTGTAATCTGTTTTCCCCTCTCCCTTGGCTATTTGCTTAATTAACGCGGCCCGGTCCAACTTTCGAGGGCTAGAACGAGCCGGCGCCCGCGGCGTAGGCGACCGTCGCGGAGCTGTATCGCGAACCTCTGTTCCACCCGCAACACTTCCCCCGGCATCGAATCCAAAGGGCGGCGTAGGTCTCGCAATGTCCGCTCCACCCACAACACTTCCCCCGGCATCGAATCCAGATGGCATCCGCACAGGAGATGACGGCCGTACGTCAATTTCTCTACCATACTCTGCTGGAATAGACGACCCGATAGCCAATGCGTTGATTTGGGATTCTTGTTCTGCGTCAAGCGGAGTGCCCTGTCCAAGCACTAACGGAGATTCATCGCCGCGTTCCGCTTTCCGTTCAGCATTGCGTTGACGCGCCAACTCCATTCGTGTAGCCCAATCGATCTTCTCTTCCTTTCTACGCTGTTCTGCTGCTGCACGGTCTCGGTGATACTTCTCTAGCCGAGCTTGTTCTTTTGCTTCCTTGTCAGCATCTCCAAAACCACCCAAACCAAGCTTTCGGCCAAACCATTCCGCTGCACCCTGCACGTAGTCGGATGCTCCCGTCCACTTATCTATCATCTTGCCGATTTCCCAGCCAACAAATGCTGCACCAACAACGGCGGCCCCAATGCCAAGTATCTTGAGACCCGGGATCAACGCTTTAGCATACTTGAGGACGCCCGACCCACCAAGAAGAGCATCCAGAATTTCGAGCTTTCCCTTTTTTGTTTTACCGTCAGGAACAACAGCAGCCCCAACTTTCCGCGCAAAGCTTACCGGGTCTTCACTCTTATTATCGGCCGCCCACTCCGCCTCTTGGTCATCTTGTCTCTCGGCGACCATCAGGTCAACAATGCGCTTGACGTTGGTGAGGATTTCCTGATTGACGTTTAGTAGAGCGTCAGAGCCTCCGCCGACACCTCTCAGCCCACTCTCGGTGAATGCCGGCGCAGGTGCCTTGCGAATCTTTGAACGCCCCCGCGCCGGACCACGGGCGCCGGCGCCGGGTTCATTCAATTCGTCTTGCGCTTGCTGTAGATTGGTGTCTGCTTTCTTCCAGATTGCAGCCCGAGCCGTGACCGCAGCACGCTCAAATGCGCTGTTGTCCTCTTGCGGCTTGTCCTTTCTCCACTTGCGCCCCAACAGGTGCCCCACAACCCGGAGTGCGTCACTTCCGCTTTCCTGAAGATGGTCCGCAGTTTTTGCACGCAACTCCGCCCGGCGTTCCTTGGTGATGAGCGGGGATTTCTTCGTCTTAGAGAGGACGGTGATGTGCTTGAGGACAAAGCTCTTGAGTTTCCGAGCAGCCGCAGCCACCTTGTCCTTTTCGGGTTTGGTGAGCAAGGGGTCTTTGCCACCCAGCATTGCCATCTCATCAATGAGCGGCGTGACTGCCTTCAAGTTTGCCACAGACGACTCCGCATTCCGGAGCAGTTCAATCATCTGGGTAATGTATTCTTGCGCGGGGCTGGGGCGACCGTCTCGTTGAATGTCTCCGGCGTCCAGTTCCATGGCGGTGAGTTCACGCCCGAAATCGGACTGTCCAAATGCAGCTTCGTCAATCTGTGTCTGTCGCACAGTTTGCTTCCACGCTTTTACTGTGTCTCGAAAACGTGCCATCCGTTATCCCTTATTTTTCTTCGCTTCTTCTTCTAGCCACTGCCGTAGGAGAATCACATACACATCACGCTCAAACGGATACATGTCTTCCAGTTCAGTGATGCTGAATCCGTGGTGCTTCTTCAACTGGAAGTTCATCGTGTAATAGTTCAGCAGAGTCTCATGACTCTGCGTTAGTCGAAAAAATCCGCTAGCTCCGTCAACACGATATCCTCGGTATGCCCGCACTTGGTACACTTGAACTCCGTCTTGTATTCCAAGTGGGGGAGTGTATCGAAAAACTCTCGCAACTTTCCTGCTTGCGGAATAGACAACCCCTCAACGAATTCCCGAACATCGGCGGGGGGTTGTTCGGCGCACTCAAACACTTCGTCCTTGTTGCAGACGGTTTCCAGTGTTTCGCACAGGAGATCCGTAAGACTGGCTCCCTCGATTTCACCGAGCAACTTTCCAAGTTCCGAGGTCGGGTATCGCAGCGTAACTGTGATGTCGTCGGTCAGTTGAATCTTGTTCGTGTGTCCAGCGGGCACAGTCAGCTTCACATCGTCCAGATTGACGACAACCGGAACAACGTAACCGCAGGCCTCACCCTTTTCATCGGGCTTTTGGCAGACGTAGCGAAGTTCAATAACGTTGTTGACGGACTTTGCACGCAACTGAAGAAACAGGAATGCAAGGTCAAACGCCGGCAATTTATCCAAGTTCAGCTTGTCGAACGTGCAGGCCGCGATAACTTGGCGCACCGCCCGCTCGACTTCCTTCTCGTCTTCACTTTGTTTCGCCATCATCAGGATCTTTTCTTCCTTCACCAAATAGGGGCGGAAGGTGATGGGCTTCTTTTGCGTGTACAACTTGATAGTGTGTTCCGGAACGGCAATGCGCGGCAAACTCATACATTTCCTTTATCATAGCGACGGAGCATTTCTTTTGCCCACATCACCACATCGGTTATACGTTGTCCTGTCGGGTGGTTGGATACCCAAAGTTCTAAGTTATCATCTCGGTTATCATCACGTACGCCATTTTTGTGGTGCACCGTTTCATCGGGTAGCAGCGGACGCCCCAATATACGTTCCATCACAACAACATGTTCTAACCGGTATTTTTCTTTTCCACCATGGAGCGTTCGATGTAGAACAGCGTATCCGTCTTTGTTTATCCGGCGGCCGCCTTTCCAGCGCGGATGTTTTTCCCCAATATTAGTGCGATTACGCTGTGCCGTTAAATACCCTAAATTTTTATTTCGTTCTTGCAGCACTTCACTTAGAATACACCCACAGCTACGGGATGTCCCTCGCCGCAGCAAAAAACCTGTTACAACTTTTTCATTGCCGCATTCACATCGGCACAACCATGCTGTTTGCCGGCCGGCACATGAATTTTCTGCTCGCCGTATAACAGTCCAACGTCCAAATTGTTGACCTGTAATATCAATAAGCCGTTTGGAAGGAGTCCCCTTTTGTCTCATACTTTCTATTTATAGGTTTACATGAATTTCGGCGACCGGCGGGGGCTGATACGGAAGAACCTGCCAATACGAATAATTGAACGATACGCCGAATGTCGCAAATGAGTGCTGCGCTTCCCACTGAAGTTCTACATCCTGAATCATTTTGGGATACGCATTGACGATCTTGTACGTGATCGTTGGATGGTCCTCATCGTCCATTGTCGTTACGTAAAGTGTTCCATAGTAATCCTGCGGGAACCGCATGTTGAGTCCGGACGAAGGGCCGTCCTTCATGTTATGGATGAAATTCATCCAGTGCGTGAAGAACCGAGGCATGATGTTGTCAGACCCAACAAGCGGAAGATTGAACACTGCCGTAAGTTCACCAAACTCTGTGCTGTTTGGGAATGACTCGTCGTATCCGTAGATGCGCATGTCATGAACGTCGAATCCTCGGCTTGGGAGGTTGACTTGCCGACAAGTCAAGCCACGAGACAACCAATTGACGAACTGCGCTACGGAAAACTTGGGGTCAACGTGCTGCGCGACGGACGGGAACATGATATCAAAGAGGTTCACCCAGAAGTTAGAATGACTCAAACTTCCGACAAGGGCCTGCGGCAAAAAGATTTGGCACAGGAAGCGGTCCTGCCGCTGGAAGCCCCGTCTGAACTCTCCGTAAAACTGATTGAGATTGTACATAGCTTATCGGATTTTCTTGGCTGATTCACTCCAGACATTCCGCGCAGTTTCCTTTACAAACAGGTGCACTGGTAGAAACAACGCAACGTCCCATTCTCGCGCTCCGACTTTAAGCAGGGGCGTGGTAACATGACTCTTGAGATAGCACTTGATTGTTGGGCGAAAAGCACGGTACTTGGTACTTAGCTTCAATAGATGATACGTTACGCGCAGGCGCATCCGAATATCTCGTACAGTGGGACGCGACTTACGCCCCTCGCGAAATTGGTAAAGTAAATCAAACAGCCGGGCTCGATGATAGTAATCCAGATAGTGAAAGTTCAGCCCTAAAAATCTATCCCGCTGAACACTCAACACCAACACAAACGGGAATCTATCATAGTAGGGAAGTTCTCGCTTAAGTTTGGGGTCGTACATGAAAAAGTAGAGAAATCCGGGTTGTGCAGCATTTTGGCCGACTATTTGTTTGGTGAACTCCACATCCGTTTTGAGTGTGTCGAACTTCGTCTTGCTCCACTTGCGTTGCCAGGCTGTTAGCGCAGAGGCGTAATTCCGGAAGAAGTACATCGCTTTCTTCTCGGCTGGAAGAATCCCGTTCTGCTTGACTACCCGCTTACGCAACTCATCAAAAATTCGGACAGCCGGCATTACTTACTCCCAAACAATTCTTTTTCCGTCACGACCATGAATGTCCAACCCTTCCCGGCGCAGAACTCCTGCGCGGCTTGCCACTTCGCTTGATTCACTGCGTATGTCATAGCCTCTCGCAAATACCGTTTCCCCTTGCGCTTGGGTTGCTCCGGAGGTTGCGACTGCTTCTTTGGCTTAATCTCTACGAGGAACGCTTTCGTTCCTGTGGAGGTCTTGACTTCCATCCACACATCAGGGAAGTATCGGTGAATCCGCCCGTCCACGGGTGATACGTACGGAATGTAGAATTCCTCTGATGCCCAACGAAGTATGCCAGGTGTAGAGTCGCAGTAAATGAAGAATTTTCTTTCCCATAAACTCCGAAACACGATATTCGTGGGGTCGCCCTGATATTTCGCTGGGTTCTTGGGTTGGTACACTCCGTGGTAACTCACGCAAACCCCTTTTGGTTCGGCACTAAATACAACGACACCTCTACTCGGTTCCTATTTAGAGTGCTATGGCAGACACAAAATTCCAGACCATCAATTTCCCGACATTCAAGTATCCTGAGAATGTCGGAAAGAAACCCTACGATAAGTGGATCCTGTTTGAAGCGAAGTCGGGTCGCCGCATCGGGCGCAAACCCATCATCGTGGAGCAGAATGGGGTGGACAGCACTCTCGGGGCCGTCGCACTCTACTTGACGGAATCCACACTGGACAGCAAGCTCTCTGTGGACTGGTCCGATACCGGTCCTATGGGAACTTTGATGGGGACCCTTGCGCAAAAGTTCGCAAATGAAGGGTCTAATCTATTCAATACAAAACTTCAAGATTGGGATGTAAATGCCGCGTTCCGGCATATTTCTGGAGGTGCGTTGGATTCATTGAAGGCGGTTGCTAGAGCAGACAAGGGGATGATGGATAAGGCATTGGACTTCCTCAAATCTGCGGGCTTTGAGCATTTGCAGAGTGCAGACATTCCCGGGCTGGGTAATCTCAAGGAAGTGCTTCCACTGGCGACCGGTATGCGCGTCAACCCGCGTACTGCTGCGCTCTTCGATTCTGTTCAGTTCCGCGATTATGATTTGGACTTTAGAATGATCCCGCGCAATCGAAACGAAGCCCGGCAGATTGATGAAATCATCCATTTCTTCCAATTCTATATGCTCCCTGCATATTATGGGAATACAAAGGATAGTGGCGACGTAGACCCAAACATGATCGGATTTCCCTACGAGTTCGACGTAACACTGTACAGTGGAGACGACCCAGCAAAAACAGAATTGGGTCATGTCAACAAGTTTGAGCGGAGCGTAATCACGGGATTCAATGTCGACCACTCTCCAGACCAAAAGGTGATGTTCATAGAAGATGGTAAGGAGTTTTATCCCGTTGCGACAGACATCACTATCAGTATGCGAGAGATTGTTCTGTTGGACCGCAACTCTGACCAAATCAAACGGGACGGGGTGACGGACCTAAACGATCCTCGATACACCAGACAGACGCACAAATAATATGGATTTCTTCAAGCACTTTCCTAAACTTTCGTATACCTTCGTCTCTGACGGAGTGCCATTCAATGTGGACCTCGCGAACATTCTCGCGCATGTCAAGATTATGGATAGCGTACGTGCTGCGAGTGCTACGTATCATGATTACACGATACAGGATGGAGAGCGGCCGGATACGGTCGCCCAGCGGCTTTACGGAAGTGCGAGTTACACCTGGATCGTTCTCGTTATGAACAACATTCTCTCCCTCTACGATTGGCCACTGACAGAACGGGAGTTTGCGGAGTACATCGCAGACAAATATGGCTCGATATTTGCTGCACAGCAAATTTCTATCTATAAAACAGCACAGGGAGACCTTGTTGACGCGACTACGTACGGAACGCTAACGGCCGACGAACAGGGGAGCGTGCTAACTGCGTACGAACACGAATGGTTGCTGAACGAAGCCAAGCGACGTATCAAGGTGCTTCCGGAGCAGTTCGCGAGAAAGTTGACCACCGAACTCAAACGGCTAATGGCGTAACATGTCGGAGTATACCCTTCCTCGTCAAGTCCGGATCAATGCGTGCGCCATCTACTCTCCCGGCATGGAGTATCGGGCGGCCGCGGAACACCGAGATGCGATTCGCAACTTTGGATACAACATTCTTCCGCACGTACAGAAAATCGATCTCTACGAGTCTATCTTCGACAATACGATCTCTGGTTCTATCACATTGATGGAAAACAAAGGACTGGTAGAATATCTGCCCATTATCGGTGTGGAGCGGGTGTTCGTTTCGTTTTCCGTCGATGCTCCGTATCTCAAGACTGGTTCGCAGACGTTCACCCGCGAGTTCCGCGTAACGAAAGTTTCTGGGCAGGACTACACGAAGCACGACTATCGGATCTACACCCTAAATCTTGCCACTCCGGAGTTTGTGAATAGCCTCTCGTCTCGTATTTCGCGGCCATTCACGAACAAAACCTGTGCGGATGGAGTGTTGGAAATCCTCACCCGCGACCTAGATGTGAGTGTTGCTCGTATTGTGAATCTGGAGCAGACGGACGGGAAGACCGACACAACAATCCCTAACTACACTCCGTTACAGGCCATCAACTATTTTGCGATGTTGGCACAGACGACAGATAGGCCACGGGAAAGTAACTTCCTGTTCTTTGAAACGTTAGAGGGGTTTCACTTCAATAGTATCAGCAGTCTCATCAAACAGGGCCACGCGGCCACAACGCTCAAGACGCTCAACGTCAATCCCGGTATGGTGAACTTTGCGAAACGAGCGTCTATTGATCAAGTTCAAAATGCTGCGGATAAGATGTATCAAGAGCAGACCTTTGACCTCTTGATGGACATTGGTAGTGGTATGTTGCGCAGTGAGGTCGTTCACTTTGACTTCCTCGCCCGCAAGTACGCAGTTGTGGATTCACGCTATACCAAGACATTCAAGGATACGACACATCTCGATAAGTATCCCGTATATCCCGAAAACTACGACAAGACCCTCACCCCCTCAGTGCGCACATTTACGATTCCATCAAACATTTGGGTGACGCAATCGGATTACGCACAGCAGCGGGGAGAAGCAATACCGGAACAGCGTATGCGGGAAGCCATCGTGCTGCGGAATCGTCAGTTGCGAGAAATTGTTCACCTTGGCACAATGATCCAGATTCCCGGGCAGCCGGGGTTGCGTGCTGGGTCTGTCATCGTTGTGAACTACCCCTCAACTCGGCTGTTGCAGGGGGGAGACGAAAGCAGCAACGCTCCAGTGAAGGAACTACCAACTCCGTATCATAGCGGAAAGCATCTCGTAACAGAAGTTCATCATGAACTCACCCAAGTAACTCCGGGCAGCATGGAATACAAGATGACGCTCAAAGCAAACAGAGATTCATTGGGCGCACCTTTGATCGGAGCAAAGGATGAATAGCGGAACCTTTCACATCGGACAGGACGGCTTCATCTGGTTCGTCGGAGTTGTCGAAAGCCTAGACGACCCGCTACGGGTTGGCCGAGCGAAAGTCCGCATCTTTGGCTGGCACACCGAAAACCGGGACATGCTCCCGACGGCTTCGCTCCCGTGGGCGTATCCTCTGCTTCCTATCACTCAAAGCACCAATGTTCCTAATTATAGAGTAGGAGATTGGGTGGCTGGGTTCTTTCTCGACGGCACGCTAGGGCAGCAACCGGCAATTTTCGGTGTTTTCCCCGCCATTCCACAACGATGAGATGTCCAAGCATATCGACCTGACGGGACAGAAATACGGTAAACTAACAGTGGAACGTCTTACCGGGTCAAGGAAGAATCAACGTGTTTGGGAATGTCTTTGCGAGTGCGGCCGGCGCACGCTAGTAAAAACAGCACGGCTGTATTCCGGTCACACGAAAAGTTGCGGCTGCTTGAAAAAAGACCCCCACGGCGCGGGGCGATACGTCAGCCAAAAGGGGTATGTGATTGTTCGGTCGACGGAGAAACGTGCCCGTGGCGACCACAAGTGGGTTCCGGAACACGTAATGATTATGGAACAGCACTTGGGTCGTAAGTTACTGTCCCACGAAAATGTTCATCATAAGAATGGACAACGAGACGACAACCGCATAGACAATTTGGAACTGTGGAGCACATCACAACCATCTGGACAGCGGGTGGAAGACAAGATTCAGTGGTGCTTAGAATTCTTGCGACAATACGGGCACAACAATGGATAACAACGGCTTCAAGGACAATCGTAACGCAGCCGAGTTACTGTTGTCGCCACGCGCCCCTGTAAGTCGTAGTGTCGCTAAGATTGGCTCACTCAAACTAAACATGGGCGGAGCGGCCATCCCGGGCGCGATCACGGGCGCGGGGCAACTTACCGGTGCGATCCGGCAGGCGTTCTCTGGCATCATTCAGGCCAAGGAGATGGTCGCCCAGTTGTCCGGGTCGATGACGCAGACGCTTTCACAATTCAACCCAGAGAACACAACCACCAATCCTCTTTCGCCTATTGCTAGCGTGGATGTGAACGGACTTCCGGTTGCAGAAGTTCTGACAGCGTTCTCGTCACTTTCACCCGGGCAGTCCTTGTCGCAAGGCTTCAAACAAATGCTTGCAGAGCGTAAGCAGGCCTTGCAGTTATTCACAGCGCACATCGCAACAGGACTGACGGGGATCGGAACGCTTGGGGTCACACTGCAAGAGAACTTCAACAAGACTCCGTATCCACTGGAAGTCGAAATCGACGCACCATCGTTCCCGCGACTCGCGCAGGGGGGAAGTGCAGCACAGCAAGACCCGATCCTCAAAGACAAGAACCGCTTTGTGGTTGCCGGTGTAACTATCGGTTCTGGTAAGCCGAGTTTTTGGAGCCGGCTACTTGGAGAACTTGCCGCGAAGGCCGCACCAACGTTCAATCCAGTAGTCGGACAGGTCTTCAAGGACCGCAAGAATCAGTCTACGTGGAGCGAACCACCCAGCCCCTACGCAGCCCAGTACCCCCACAACAAAGTCCAGCAAACGGAGTCTGGCCACGTTATAGAGCTAGATGACACTCCGGGTGCTGAGCGCGTGCATGTGTTCCATCGTTCCGGCTCGTTCATCGAGTTCCATCCGGATGGCACAGTTGTCTGCAAGAACATGAAGGATGGGTACACTTTGACGATGGCGAACCAGCATGTCAAGGTCGCCGGCAAGTGCCATGTGGCAGTGGACGGAGATGCCACACTCTATGTCAAGGGGGATGCCCACATTCAGAGCGACAGCGACGTGAACGTGCGTGCCAAGAAAGACTTCAACGTGTACGCAACGAACATCAACTTGCGTGCGCAACGGAAGTTCAAAGCGGACGGAATTCAAATGGACCTCCGCTACATCAATCTCCCGACCAACATTGGAGTCGCTATGGGCGCGGGGCTTGTTCCTCGCGTAAATGTGTTGGCGTTAGCAACAGACTTCCCACAAGGGAATTGGGGTGCGATTGAGGCCGCAGGCGGGAAACTTGACCCGCGAGTTGTCAGTGGAATGGTCTCAACTGCTATGGCGGGAGTGGACGACACTCTCCCAACAGAGAACCCCTTGGCCAATCCGGCGGTGTATGTCACAGCAGGGGCGGCGGCCGCCGCGTATCGGGCCCGGTTGTTCGACACTCCGGAAGAGGTGGGGGACTTGGAGAAATACACCAGTCACATCGACCTCCAGAAAACGCTCAAAGACACCTCAGGAGACCCGCGCCAACTGGGTGGGAAGTTGTTGGACGGCGGTATCGCGCCGCGTTACGTCGACCGGGGAGCGCCAACGTATCTCAACTACGACGACTATCGCGGAAAGTTTGAGTGGGCGAACAACTACGCTCTCGCAAACACGACATTCCGCATTCAAGACGTAGTGGACACGTTGATGTATCCAGACATCATCCAAGTTACGGGAACGAGTGCTGGTCCTGTGGCAACTGGACCAACGGGCGAACCGACTGCGAAGAATATGCTCTGGGTGTTGGAGCAAGTTCACAACACGCAAACGTGGCGTTTGGGCAAAGAATTTGAAGACGCGCCAGATGGCCGCGGTGCGTTCATTGAAGCCGCTGTGGTTCGCCTCCATGCGATTGACCCGAATTGGGGTCACATTCGCAAGCACGGTGGACAGAATCAGTATAACGGGCACGCGGTGGACGCAATTATTTACAAGCGCCCGGATGGGAGTGCTGCTGAGATTTATGATGTGGTCTCCGGAGCAGGACATATCAAGTGGGGCTTCGTGAGTGCCAAAGCGGCAGACCTAGATAAGTGGTATTTCTAAGAGAATACGATGCTAGAAAATCCAACTGAACGAGAAGAGCGAACAGGCGAGACAGATGGCGGCGGGGGTTCGGGCGGGAGCCTGGCTGGACCCGCGGCCGCACCCCCTATCGCTCCAACCGGCCCCATTATCGCACAACTGGGCTTGCTGGAAGACGACATTGTGTATCGGTTGGCTCTCTTGGTCGCAAACGTCCTAGAACCACTCCGGAAACGTTATCCCAACATCGTAGTCAAGAGTGGCTTCCGTCAAGCGAACTCGGGCATCGGGCAGCATGAACTTGGAGAAGCCGTTGATATCCAGATCAAGAACCAAACTCCGGGCTTGATCTACGAAGTTGCGTGCTATATTCGGGACTATCTCCACTTCGACCAGTTGGTCCTCAACTACTCCAACGTTGGCGATAAGCAGCCGTGGATCCACGTTTCGTTTTCACCTCGGGCGTTACGCTATCAAGCGACAACCAAGGATTTCTCCGACAAGTTCCACGACGGCCTGTGGCTTGTCGAGCCGTTCAACTCCACAGAGGCCGCGGCCGCGTTATTAGAACAGCAGGAACTAGACAAGAAGATCATCGCAGAGTTGACGGTGATGAACGCTCGCCAGCAGCGGCTTGCTCCGACAACGAACATTGGAGACGAGATTGCGGGCACGGCCCCCGGCGGAACGCACGAACAGGGATCGGGCACGGGCGGCGGTGACAACAACCCAGCACGCATCGCACTCGTTCGTTGCATTATCAATGCTATGGGCTTCCGTGCAGAGGGTGCGCCGTATTCGGAAATCCAGCGGATGGCGTTGGAAATCACGAAGCGGGTTGCGTGGATGCTTCGCGACATTCAGTGCGGCCTGCTCATCAAAGAGGGTGGCGAGAACATCTACGAATGGAACGGTTACTCACTTTCGTCACAGCGCGTGTGCTTCCCCGATGGGCAGATATACGACATTCTGGGTGGAGCCAGCGTTGGCAAGTTTAGCCCAACGTGGCAGGATAACGGAATGGTCGACCCCGGGCGCTACGTGCCGGCAATGGACCCCGAAGACGATGGCGGGTCGTGGACGCAGTGCGCCGTAGGAAACCTCAATGATAGCATTGGAGGCGGGCCCGGGCGTCCAGAAGATGATGACGAACCTCCGACTCGGTAACCACTCTAAATAACCTTGTTCTTACGCAAGTATTCTATTGCATTGCGTAGAAACTCTGGGTTGTCCTTGTAGCAACCCAGCCCGACGTTGCAGTTGTTGCACAGCAGACCACGGATCGCACCAGTAGTATGGTCGTGGTCGATGCAGGGAGATTGGGGAGCGAACGGTTGGTGGCAAATGTCACACACGTTGTTTTGGCGTTGTAACATTTCATCAAACTGGGTTCTTGTAATGCCGTACTGAAACATTTTTCTGTAAGCCCATGTTCCCCAACCATTCTTCTTGACTCGTTGCTTGATACAGGCAACACACGCTCCGGAGCATGTGTACCGTTCGGTGCCCTTGCAGTTACGACAAGGGGTTCCATGGTAACGAGTAAGTCCGGCGGCTTTTGCTTCGTGTTGTGTCATGCAGGTATTTAGAAAACATTTAGTTTTAGACCTCATTTAGATGTCAGAAATCAACGTAACGACTACTCGCCCGACCGTCTATAAGGACCTGTCGCTTTCGCTGGGTATGCACCCCATTACAAACGACGTAGTGACGGTGACGGGCGAAGAAGCAGTCAAGCGGGCGGTCAAGAACCTCTTGATGATCCAGTGCGGGGAGGTTCCGTTTCTCCCTAACTTGGGCACTCGGTTGAACGGTTTGCTCTTTGAGCCCATCGACCCCATCACGACCGCGCTGCTCAAGAGTGAGATTCGCGCCACGATAGAAGCGTTTGAACCCCGAGTAAATATCGTGCAGTTGGTCATCACTCCTTCAGAGGACGAACACCAATACGAAGTCAGCATCACCTTTGAGGTGGTGAACCTCCCCGAGCCGGTGACCTTGACCGTTTTCTTGACCCGCTTGCGCTAAGAGACCAAAATGGCAGTTATTCCAAAGCAGATCAACATCGCAGAGTTGGACTTTGACGAGATCCTTGCGAACCTCGTTGAGTTTATGAAGGAAGACCCCACCTTCAAGGACTACGATTTCGCAGGAAGCGGACTTCGTATGCTGGCGCGTGTGCTAGCGTACGTGACGATGTATCAGAACTACTATCTGTCTGCTGCGGTCAATGAGTCATTCCTCGACACGGCGCAAACTCGTTCCGCTGTTGCATCTCACGCCCGGATGTTGGGCTATACACTCCGAGGCACGGTCAGCGCCCGGCTCTTCGCCAATGTCGCGGTGACTCTCTCCGACACCAGCCCTGTCAGCATCACGCTTCCAAAACACACTCGGTTTGCACTCATCGCGGATCCGGACTACACCTTCTACAACTTGCAGGACGTGTCGCTCCAGAAGAATGCCAATAGCGTTTATTTCCTATCCGGGCTGGAACTGGTTGAGGGACGCCCGCTCACGTATCGCTTCACTGCGAACTTGAACGACCCGACACAGCGATTCATCATCCCGAATGCGAACATCGACTATAGCACTATCAGCGTGAGCGTGCAGGAAGCGAACAACAACGTTATCCCTTATACGCCCGCAACGAGTTTGATCACGGCGAATGGAAACTCCACCATCTTTTTTGTGCAGGAGACTTACGGCGGCTATCCTGAAATCAAGTTCGGAAACGATGTGGTTGGAAAGGCCATCGAACACGGGAACATCGTTATCGCCACATACTTCATTAGCAAAGGAACGCAGGGAAACAACATCCGCGGCCCGTTCCGCATCGAGCAAGCGAATGTGACCAACTTTGTTTCCGGTGTGACGCACGCTAGCGCCAATATGACCCCGTCGATGGGCGGGATCGACTACGAAGCACTCGACAGCGCACGCTTCCTCGCGCCGCTGATGTACTCCGCGCAGAATCGGTGCGTCACAGCAGACGACTACAAAGCAGTGCTGCTGAACAGCAGTTTCGGTTCGCAAGTATCCGCAGTCAATGTGTTTGGCGGAGAACAGGGCGACCCAGACGACCCGCTGAACCGTCCTGTGTTCGGGCGCGTGTACGTCGCGGTCAAGCCCACAACAGGACTGACCTTTACGGACGTGGTGCGCACAGAAATCGAAAACACTGTCCTGCGGCCGCGGTGCGTGGTCGGAACGATCCCTCGCGTCATCAACCCGGACTACATCTACTTGAGCATTGCGACATCGGTTCGCTACGACCCAAATGCGACGACGAAGACGCAGAACCAACTAGCGAATGCGATCTCCAATAACATCACGACGTTTGCACAGAACTCCGTCGAAAAGTTCGGTACGACATTCCGGTTCTCGCGGTTCGTGCGAGTCATTGACGATGCGGACGAATCCATTATGAGTTCGCTGACTCGCGTAGCGCTGGAAAAGCGGCTCGTTCCTGTGCTGAACCAGTCCAACCAGTTCGTCATCAAGTTCAATGCTCCACTTCGGAAAGTGTCTGGGCAGTCAGTCATACTAGAGCCGACTTCGCATCGGTTCTCCTATTTGGTTCCGGGCGGCGAAGGCGCGGACGCCAATGGTGAGATCGCGAACTGCTTCTTCTACGAGGACAGCGGGAACATCAAGGTCGCGTATTGGTATAACAGCACGCTAAAGTTCTTGTCTACCGTAGGGACCATCAATGTTACCACAGGGTTGGCAACTATCAGCAGTTTCATCCCCTGCAAGATTGAGAACAACGCAACACACATTAGTTTGAGCGTCATTCCCGCGGTCAATGACTTCTCCCCACGCTTGAACCAGTTGTTCACGCTGGGTGATATTCGGATACAACTGCTGAACGACGCTATTACGACGACAGCAGACGAGACGACATTCTTCGGCGGGATCTTGCCCTGACGAATAAAGGCATAGAATAAATGAGACCCTACGCAAACGGGGAGTCCCTAAACAACATCATCGGCACAGCGATCCCCGGGTTCGTTTCGACCGAGTATCCGCTGTTTATGGAGTTCTTGCAGGCGTTCGTACGCTTTCTTGAGGACACCGAAGGTCCTGCGTACAAGACCCGTAAGTTCCTTGACTACCGGGACATCTCAACGACGCTGGATGAGTTCGTGCCACACTTCTTGGATATGTTCGCCAAGAAGTTCCCACAGTATCCGATGATCCCGCGTGATCTGTTTGTGCGGAGTTTGCGGGAGTTCTATCAGAACAAGGGCACCAAGGAGTCTATTGAGTGGTTCTTCCGGGCAGTCTATAACAAGCAAGCAACGATTTACTACCCGCGTGAGGATGTGTTGCGTGCGTCGGACAGCAAGTGGTCCGCGCCTCTGACCCTGAAGGTCACCGCTCCAACCAATGGTGCGAACAGCATCGTTCTCAAGGAAACTTATTTCGGACAGCGGGTCAGCACCGTCACGGGGTCGGCGCTCGTTGAAGCGGTCGCCAACAATGTTATCAGCGGCATTGATGTGAACGAACTTACGCTGAAGTCCGACAGCATTGAAGGATACTTCCTGCCCGGACAGACGCTCACAAACGAAAATGCCCCGCTCATTCCATCCGAGATTATGCCCGTCATCTCGGCGGTTACCGTGCTTTCAGGTGGTAGCGGATACGCAGCCAATGACGAAGTGATCTTTGTGGACCCCACCGGGCAGGGAACCGGAGCAACAGCACAAGTAGAGTCCACCACAAGTTCGGCGCTGATGGGCGTGGATGTTATCAGTGGGGGAGACGGATACATTGTCGGACAGGAAGTGTTGTTCACCAGCCTCTCCGGTTCGGGTGCGGCCGCGGAAGTTGCAGAAGTATCTTACGGCGACCTTCTGCTGGAAGATAGTTCCGGCTACATTGTTGTAGAACAGGCGACGGAGTTCACACAAGGTACGTTGATGTTGGAAGACAAAAATATGATCCCGCTTGGGCTCACTATTGAGTCGTTCCTTGATGTAGAGGTGAACGCGGCGGACTATAGTGCGTCGGGTGTATCAGGGTCGGAAGCGTGGTCGAACACATCCCCCATTGAACTGGTGCTAAACATCGTCAACTGGCAGCCCTTTATGCACCCGTGGGTCTTCACGGGAGCCAATACAGTGGCATTGGCTAACGCTGCCATCAAACTGACGATGCACACCGGAACGGACACGGTGTTTGCGAACGGGGAGCAAGTCTTCCGCATCACTTCTCCGTTGGATGTGACGACCACAAACGCCACCTCAACTTGTCGCGCCAATGTTATTGTGTCCGACTTGACTTCGGTGCTCGTCGGTGAGGATAAACTTTTCCTTGATACCGTCTCTAATGCTGCGGCCGTCGTTGTCAGCACTGTATGGAAGCAGATCGGCACGGGAGTCGAAAAAGCAGGTACCGTAACGACGCAAGGGGCGAATGTTACGGGAACAGGAACGCTTTTCGCAACGACCTGCAAAGCAAATACGCAAGTACGCTTTTCGGATGGAACGACCGCCGTGGTCGCCAGTGTCGCAAACGACATCTTTATGACGCTGCACAGCACTGTCCCGGCGCTGGAAGCGAACACATACGCAGTTATCCCGACAGGAGTGTGCACCCGGGTGGTTCTACAGTCGCAGCCGAACTATGGAAAGATCAAGTCGGTGCTGCTGACAAACCCCGGCGCGGACTACGCTCGGGTGCCCGGCGTGACCGTGGATAGTGTCACGGCACGGGCTCAGGCGATCAACTATTGGGACGGTTCCGCGATACAGGACTCTACGGGCGTCTCACTCTTTGTCCCTGCGTCATTGCTTGCGATCCAGAGTGCAGGAGGCATCAAGAGTGTTCGGGTGCTAACCTCCGGTACGCTCTATAGCGTGAACACGACTGCTTACGCAAACCATTCAGGAGACACCGTAGGAACGGAAGCCGTGTTGCAGCCCGTGTTTGGGGCACTGACCCAGTACCCGGGCGCATTTACATCTAATGACAGTTTCTTGAGTTCCAACAAATATTTGCAGAACGCCGAGTATTACAACGACTATACATACGTAGTGCGGACCGATGCCATTCCGGATGCCACACCCGATGTAGAAGTCGCACAGGAGTTCTTGAAGTATAAGAAGCTCTTGCTTGCTCTCATTCATCCGGCGGGGTTCCAAGTAGTCGGGGAAAAACTCAATCCATAGCCGTGCCACTCTAAATAGAAATGATTGCACCGCTAACCCCAAAAGACCCAAACTATGCCACTTAGCAATACGACAGCGACCAACCTTTCATCATCTCCCTACGACGACGATTTCTACCAGACATCGAACGTCGCCACTTCTAACGGAGAAGTGCTGCTCAAGGGAGATGTGGACGATTTCCATCGCATCCTGTTCCGTCCCGGCTTCCCCGTTCAGGCGCGTGAACTGACACAGGCGCAGACGATCCTTCACAATCAGTTGGAGCGTCTAACCAAGTCCGGCATCACGAACGGACAGGCCGTAGTCGATGGTCATCTCACTGTCCTGTCGGCGGACGTATGGGCAGCCGCGGTCACCCCAAGCACGAACGTGGTGGCATTCTTCAACCGCACAACGAACACGGGCAAGTTCATCGAGAACCCCACCACCGGTCAGTTGGCACGGGTTCTCCAGTATGTTTCGACTGAGGAAGAGGACGTTCCTTCCAACTATCTCGTTTTCTCATACAAGTCCGCACAGAAGTTCGGCGCAGGGGAAGCATTTCAGGACATCAACAACGCTTTGGCGAATGGCGTGTTTGCTTCTGGCGCCAACTCCGAGGTGTTCACAACAGCATCCGTCGCATCCGTAGACGAGGGCATCTACTTCGTGTCCGGATTCCTAGTGCGGGTGGCTCCACAGACCATCGTTCTCAGCCCCTACAGCAACCGTCCAAGTTACCGCATCGGCTTTGAGGTCACAGAGGAAATCGTTGACGAGACGGACCCGGATGTGGGGGACCAACTACTGGATCCCACGAACGACGCACCCGGCGGGCACCGCCTACGTGTGCGAGTCCAACTTGCAAAACGCACGCTGACGGAAGCCGCAGGTGCAAACTTCGTTACTATCGCAACGGTCGTGGACGGACAACTCCAGCCGCTTTCAGAAGACCCCGGCCTCATCACCGAGCAGGTGCTACGGGATATGTTGGCACGCCGGACGTATGACGAGTCAGGCGACTACATTGTGTCTCCGTTTCAGCCCGTTATCGAGACCAACCCTGCTGACGCGAACACGTTTATCCTATCACTTGGTCCGGGCAAGGCATACGTGCGTGGATACGAAATCAAGTCCACCGAGCCAGTCAAGAAGGTGATTCGCAAGGGACGCGCTATGCAGGCTGCGAACAACCGCACGATTGCCACGCCTGTAGGCAACTTCGTGAACGTGTCGCGTGTGCAGTCGCTTGTTCCCGCGACCCTCTTCAACTCTTCGACAGTCGACCTCCACTGCGTTGACATCGCAAGCATCAACCGTTCAAGCACTACGACCTACGCGTACAGCAAGGTGGGAACAGCAAAGGTGCGCATGCTGGAGCAGGAATCTGTTTCCGGTATCGCAGGACAGCAGCAGCAACAGTCAGTCTATAAGCTGTTCTTCTATGACGTGGACCTGCTGAACCCAACGGGCAATGTGGTCGATGGCGCTCTCGCAGCCGGAAAGATGTACTGCAACGTTGCTGTTGCAAACGGCACTCCCGCAGTGAACGGAGCTATCGTCGGTGCAGCTATCGTGTTGAGTGGCGCAAGCTCCCCTGTGACGGGTACGTTCACGGTGGACAGCTACGTGGTCAGCGGCAACTACGCAAACGTGGCGCTTCGCGAATACTGCCCTTCAACACCGAACAGCAACACGCAGTATCGTCTCGTCTTCCGGCTACAGGACGTGGACTCGTTCGCACTGGTGAACACCAGCGTGTCGGTGAACACGCCATTCACTTCCAACTTGCAGTTCCAAGCAGACGTGCACCCGTCAAGCAAGCTCGGTGGAGTTCCCACGGGCGCGACGGAGACGAGTGGCGCATCTGAGAACTTGCTGCTTTACCAAGTTCCGGAAAAGTTCATCAAGGCCGGCACACTCACGGTAAACACGGCGGTGTTCAAGACGTGGGCGGGACCCGCAAATGCGGCCGCGGACTTCGCAGGGGGAACGACCAAGGCATTCTCTATCGCGTTCTCACTCCCCGCAGAGTTCTCGATCCCGCAAGGGGCGCTATCCGCAGCCTACGCACAGGAAATCTTCACGGTCTTTGATACGACCGACGATGCGGACGGCCGCGGCTCGTCCGTTCAGTTCCTTGATTCGGACACGACCGGACGTTATCTGTCAAATGTGAGTGTCAGCGGGTCAACATTGACCGTTACTTACCACATTCCGGCAGGTGGCACCACTCGCTCATTGGAAGCGTTTGTCAAGGCAGAGGTCACCGGACTCGCGGCCCGCACCAAGACGCTGAAGTTCGCAAATACCACGCACGTTTCAACAAACGCTAACAGTGGTATTCTCAACGGACAGCAGGAGTTTTACAACCTTGTCACAACTCCGGGTGCCGCGTATCTGTTGAAGGCCGCAGACGTATTGCGCCTCGTCAAGGTGCTGTACAAAGCGGACGGCACTGCATTCGTTGATGCGGACCTTGCGGCTGCGACAGACGTAACAACGCACTTCACGCTCGACAACGGACAGCGGGACAACACATACGAGTACGCACGGCTTATCGTTGGTCCAAACGCAAGCACGGTCATTCGTCCCACGGGGCGCTTGATGGTGTTGTTTGACTGGTTCCAGCACTCTGGGCGGGCTTACGCGACTGTGGACAGTTATCTCGGCACAACGAACTTGACGGGTGTGCGGCCTATCGCTTACGACAGCATCCCCAACTACACTTCACCAAAGTTCAACCGCACTGTCAACCTACGGGATGTGCTGGACTTCCGCCCTGTTCGCAGCAACTACGAGTACATCACAAACGCTCGTTCTAACTGCGTCTTTGAAGCGACGGATACCGCAGCAAACACGGGGTATCTCACGACGGTTGGCACTCCCAACACGTACTACATTCCTGCATCAACCAGCACTTGGAAGGGCGGCTACGAGTACTACTTGAGCCGCATTGACAAGATTGGGTTGTACATGGACGGGATGTTTACGGTGCTTGAGGGCGCGGATGCTGTTAACCCAGCAGCACCCACAACAAGTGCGGACACGCTGTTGCTGTTCCAGTTGACGATTCCACCCTACACGCTGGTGGATGCGAACGGTGTTCCGACGGACGTTCACTTGACGACGTTTGAACACAAGCGTTACACGATGTCCGACCTCGCCAAGTTGGACGACCGCGTGGCGCATTTGGAATACTACTCCGCACTGAACTCGTTGGAGCGTATCACTCGCGACGAAGCAGTATTTGGCGCGGACGGGCTGGAGCGGTTCAAGAACGGGTTCCTTGTGGACAGCTTCCACGGCGGCGAGGTCGCAGATGTGACCAATCCGGACTGGGCGGCGTCCATCGACCGGATGAAGCGGGAACTCCGCACAGCTTACAACTCATACAACTTCCAGTTTGCTCCCGATATCAGCAGCAGCACCAGCATCGTGCGGCGCGGGGATATGGCGATTCCGTCATATACAGCAGTCGCTTACATTACACAGGGAGTTGCAACTCACGCGGTCAGCGTCAACCCGTTTGATGTGGCCAGCTTCTACGGTGCAGTTCAACTTACTCCTGCGGTCGACATTTGGAAGGAAACCTCAAGTCGCCCTGCACAAGTCATCGATATGGGGGGACCAACCGCTTCGTGGGCGGAAGGGGAAGCACCAACCTTTACTAATTGGGGAGAGTGGGACCTAACGTGGAGCGGCGTGACTGCTTCGCGTGTCCGCAACCAGTACTTCACGCCTCCGGGTTGGACCCGCACATCACACGATGTCCGTTCGATGCAGCAAGTAACGTGGAATGATGTAGAGACGACCTCCGTCTACGAGCGTCAGGGCACCACCTACGAATACGAAGTGCTGACGAATCTGACCTCGATGGGCTCACAGGTTGTGGACACGTCCGTTATCCACATTATGCGCGGCCGCGACGTGGTCTTCAACGCGACAGGGCTGAAGCCGCAGAGCAACCTGTATGCGTTCTTCGATGGCACGTCCGTTCAGAACTACGTGCAGGAAGCCAACGTGCTGGAGCTTGACCCGGTTACAACCCCGGTAGCTTCTCCGTTCTTTGTCGGCCAGACCCTCTATGTGAAGAAGGCGCTGACCGGAAACGTCGATACAACCGCTTCAACCACCACCGTGACGGGCACGGGAACGAAGTTCCAATACGAACTTGTTCCGCACGCACTCGTCCGCGTCGAAAAGGGCGCTCACGTTTGGGACCGTAACGTTGACGAAATCACTTCCAACACCCTATTGACGTTGGTTGTTGCGGCTCCAGCCGGCGACCCTGGAACGTTGGATGACGCATCCTTCTTCACGCTCACTCCAGTCACCGTCGCAGATGTGGTCGGCCGCGTAACAGGTGCAAACACCACCTACACACTCAAGGTTGTGCGGGCGCGACGAGACGCAGACGTAGACCAAGTGTCTCCGTACCTTGTGACCGCCGGGTCGCTCGGTTACGCAAAGAATGAACTGGACGCCGGAACGGATACGCAGGGTGCACAGGTGCTTATTCCTGCGTCTTCGCAGTCACCTGCTGCAACAATGAACGTTGCGGCAACTCGCATTGTGTCTGGTGTTGTGCGTGAATACGACGGACCGGGACAGTTGGTGCGGCTCGATACGGACGCACTGGACGCCATCGCGGGTGTCCCTAATGTTCGCATCTACTTCGTGTCTGGTCCGGGTGCAGGCACTTCAGCCAACATCGTCAACTACTCAGCAGCAAACCAGACAGCAACCATCGACAGCAGCAACTTGGGTCTTGTTGGCGGCAGCACTATTTACAGCATCGGGCAACTCAAGGCGGACGGACTATCCAACGGCGCAGTAGTGACCTCCGGTCGAGCAGGCACTTGTGCCGGTGTGTTCCATCTCCCAACCGCACGCTTCGCAGTTGGCAACCGTCTGTTCCGTCTGACGGACGAAGCCACCAACATTGTCGCGGACGCTACGACCGCCGCAGAAGCGAACTACAACGCATCGGGGCTCTCGGTGACGATGCAGGAGACAGTGGTTTCCAGCCGGTCACTGGGTCTTCGCAGACTTGGCCCGACAAGCGAAACGACTTCGGTCACTGCAACGACTTCCACGATGAGTGTGAAGTGGATCGACCCACTCGCAGAGACCTTCTTGGTGGACGCCAGCATGTACCCGCAGGGTGTATTCATCACCTCTGTGGACCTGTGCTTCAAGGGGAAGCCAACGGATGTGAACGACAACGACGAAACCCCTGTATTCGTGGAGATTCGTCCGGTCGTCAACGGTTACCCAAGTTCCAACGAAATCGTGCCGTGCGTAGCGCCCGAAGGCTACGCCGTGAGTATGAAGTTCCCGGCCGAGGTCCAAACGACCACTCCGTCTGCGAACGTCCCTTCGTTCGGCACGGGCAGCACAACATTCACCCGCTTTGAGTTCCCTGCACCGGTGCACTTGATGCCCGGCAAGGAATACGCTATCGTGGTGCGTTCCGACTCTAACCTCTACACGGTCTACACCGCAGAGCTTGGTAAGGAATCGCTCGACGGCACGGGCAAGGTATCGCGGCAGCCTTACGCGGGATGCTTCTTCAAGTCACAGAACGCTTCAACGTGGACCGAGTCTCCGTTTGAAGACCTGATGTTCCGCTTGAACCGAGCAACGTGGAGCGCCACAGCAACATCTCCACTCACAGCAACTCTCGTGGCCCGGGCGCTTGCTCCGACGGCCAACGTGACGTTCGACAGCTTTGAGTTCTATCCGCACGAAGTTCATTTCGGTGACGAGACGCTGGCCACTTACACGGTGGACGTGAAGCGGTACACCGAAGCGAACAGCACGCTGGCGGATGCCACAACCCGCTACATTGCTATGCCGAATGAATGGTCACTTCTTGCCGGACGTTCAATGGTGCAGGGACAAACCGATGTGGTGCCGGACTTCACCACAGCAGCCCGGCCGTCTGCGAACACGATGGACCTCATCGCTACGCTAACGACTTACAGCGCCGATGTCGCGCCGTTTGTAGACCTGAAGAAGATGAATGTGCTGGCATTGAAGCACTACATCAACAACCTTCCTCTCGCAAACGACGATATTGCGACCGTGGAGCCGGGTTACGGATACCTCGTTACGAAGATAACGGGCACCGTGAACGTCGCAACGGACTCCGCAAACGTCTACGGCGTGGGCACGTCGTTCACAACAGAAATCGCGCCAAACGATACGCTGTTGGTGACCTCGGACGGCACGGCGGGGAACTCGCGTGTGCTGGAAGTATTGAGCGTCCAGAACAACAGCCACTTCACCGCGAAGGCAAATGCAAACGTAACGTGGACGGGTGCGAACACGTTCATGTACGGAACGTTGGCGGGCCCGAACGAAGTGGCATTGACCATTACTGACGAGTCGGGCGGAACAAGTGCGGCCGGCACCGCTATCATCGACCGGAGCGGTAAGGTCAGCGGCTACTCGTTCTCTGCCGGCGGCAGCGGATACGCAGGCACAGCAAATGTCGTAGTCGCGGCCCCGGAAGGGGTTGCGGGGTATCCCGAGTCACTACAAGTCACTGCGACCACGCTACACAAGGGTGAAGCAGGTGCATCGGGCGGAAACGCTCTCACCCGCTATATCACACGGGCGGTGACACTCGCAGACGGTTTCGACGCACGGGATGTCTACGTTATCTTCGATGCGTATCGTCCGTTGGGCAGCAAGTTCTTTGTCTACTACAAGGTCCTTGCTTCCGAAGGCGACGAAACTGCTCGGTTGGAAGACCAGCCGTGGCGGTTGATGAAGCAGGAAACGCCCGACTCGACTATTTGCACGGGCTACAACCAGTTCAAGGAGTTCAAGTTCGTTACTCCGAATGGCCGTGCGCTCGACAACACGACCGACAAAACGGACCGCTTCAAGGTGTTCGCTATCAAGGTTGTGATGTCGGCCGACAATACGGTTGACACTCCACGGCTCTGCAACTTCAGGTCAATTGCTCTTGATGAGTAGTAAAGGACGAGTATGCGACATCGCTACATCCGTACAGAAGACCGAGTTCTTGTGCGTGATATGCACTCCAAGGCGCTTGTCAACACTGATAAAGCCGCCTTGGAGCGCAACCGAGCAATACGAGCAAAACTCACTGAAAACATCTTGCTCAAACGAGAGATCGATATGTTAGGGTCCGTTTGTCGGAATCTTGAAAGCCGACTGGACAAACTGACCGAAATACTGGAGCATTCTCTCATCACTCGTTGATAGACTATGAACATTCCGCCGATTTACGTCTCCAATACTATGGTGGACCTCATCAAACGGGTCCAGCAGGTTATTGTAGAACTGAATACCAATGTACTC